AATCTATAGGAGTCCATATTTTATTAGTATTATTATTATTTGCTAATTGACTACATTCACAATCAGTTATAGGTATTGAATGTTTAATAATTTCATTTGTAGTATTTTTATAACAACAAATCCCTAAAGTAGAAATTGGTCCATCTGGATCTGTACATGTTGGATCATTTGCAATACTAGTCCATCTATGAAACGCATCATTTGTACATCCGGATTGTACAGTCTGTGTTGATATTCCATTACATATATCACAGCATGTTCCAACTACCGGAGGAACTGTGCATGTATTACAATTTTCAATAATTTTACCTGAACATATATCAGCAGGAACTATAGTACATGCACCATTTTGTTCATTGCAACACTTTACAAATTCTAATTCTGGATTATCTGGTGGTTTAGATCCAGAACAATTTAGATAACTATTATCAAAAATAGTTTCATCTATATCAATAGTATCAGTTGATGTATATTGTTTATTATAAACTCCAAAGTTTGAATACCAAATTCCATCAATAAAGACAGAAGTTATAACATCAGTATTTGATGTTAAACAAGGAGCATATCCCAAAGGCCATGATATGGTAGAAAATTTTACATCTTCAGATGATGGAACATTATCACCATGTGCTAATGTTATTCCATTTGCAACATTAGTTGTAGTAGCATATCCAGTAAATACACTATTTGATGATGTTATGCCAGACGGAACTATTACAGTCACTCCGTAAGCATTTGTGGTATCTATTGGATTTTCAATTAATAATATCTGAGCAATTACAGTTTTTCCTACTGGAATTTGATCAGAATATGAACCTAATTTAAATATATTTCCTTGTTTCCAATCAATAGGCCAATAAAAATAAATTGAAGAAGTTCCAGTTACATCTTTCTTTATAGGAGAAACAAAGTGAACACGTTCTCCATAATTAGTAGTTTGAAGATCTACCGTTCTAGCATTCTTATCATAAGCAGTTCCAGTAAGTCCTCTGAATCCAGAATTATAAATTAAAAGTTCTGGTTGAGATCCTGCTGATATTCCAATATATGAAATATTTCTAAGATTATAAGTAATACCAATATTTTTATTATTAGGATCACTAATAATTTCTATAGTTTTAGTTGTACTATTTTGTGATGATGTGGTTAATCCACGAATATTTAAATTATAAGTTTGACTATCTTCTCCATTTTCTAAAGATAGTCCATAAAAAAGATTTAATCCTACACCACTTAAATTATTACCATCAGCAAATAATACATAATTTCCAGTTTGTCCAATTATATCTGGCGAAGATCGTAATGTACCATCACTAAACTCTGTAACGATCTGTGTGCCTGTCAGGGTCATTCCAGTAATACTTGCTCCAGTATTTCCTGTATTTCCTTTATTGCCTATATTGCCCCTATTGCCAGTAGAACCAGTAGGACCAGTATTACCAGTATTTCCGGTAATTCCTATTATATTTGGACTTATAATTCTGCTGCTTCCGTATATTGCCATATTACATTATCAATGTGTTTTCAATTGTATTAAGTCTTGAAAGAATATTACTTAGTACAGTCGATACATTGTCTCCCGATGGACCTAATAATAGTGTCGTAGTATTTATTGTATTTGCTGAAATGGTTGTTGGAATTGATACTCTTGACTGTGTTGGTTTGACTTTAATTCCAACTTTTATAGTTTGTGTTACTGGATTTGAACCATCATTTGTTTGTATAATTAAAGGTTCAGATATTCTAATTTTTGGAGTATATACTGCATATACTTGTGAGTTTGTTATTGTACTTTGCGTTCCAGCAATATTTACTTTTTTGTTAGTAGAAGCAAGAGTGGCATTTGCTGGTCTAGAAACATAAATGAACTTATTTGCATAATCGACGGAAGACACAGTTCCACTATAAGATGATGAACTCTGAGTTACAGTTTTTTCAGATGTAACAGATCCTGGAATAGTTTCAGACGCAGATACAGTTAATTTTTCAATAAAACCATAGGTTGTATTGAATGCACTATAAAATTCTGGATATTCAGTAATTGGTAATTGATGACTCAAAGAAGCATCAACATATCCATCATCAAAACTATTATTACCAATAATAGTTTGTAATCCACCAACGGATTCTCCATCAAGATTAATAGCAAGAACATCTCCAGATATTTTATACCCAAGGTAGTTTACTACAACTCCCGTATACGATCCATGTGGTGCTGCTTGGTAAACAGGTTTAACAATATGATCTAAATTCTCAGGAGCAAGATTCTGTAATACTCCAGCGGTTTGACCACTTAAAAAGTAAATATCATTTCCACCAGATCCACCACCACTTCCCATATCTACTAATTTTCCTGCTGGAATATTAATTGAACCATATATGACCGCATCATATGTGGATGTTGAAGCATTATAATTTTCTATAACACCAAAAACTTCAGCATTTGCTGAATTATCTGCCTTGGATGCCGTATATCCAGATGAAATATCATAACGAATTACTTGCCCAGATGTGAAACCAGTACCAGTGATGGGAACAACAAGTCTAGAACCACCTTGTGTAACAGAAATATTATTTATTAATGATGTTATATTTGAACTATTACTACAACTTGGCATCTTTTACTCCGTTAGATAGGATAACTTGCATCTGCTATTATATGACAGGTAAGAACATCATAAGGAACCGCACCACCATTAATATTAATTCTAATTGTTGTATCATCTTGTGATGTAGAAACTGTAGGAGTTCCAGACAACGAAGCAAACATTCTTGTTTCGTTGTTATAACCTTTAGTACCAGAAGTATTCTTTAAATCTCTAGTTGCTGTATAGTTATAAATTTCTGGTTGACTTATTGTTCCAGATGGAGAATAAATTGAAACATTTGGTGATTCTCGCATCTTTACTGGAAGTTTATACATGTTAAATGGAGATGCTGGTAAGTATTGAAATGTATGTACATTTAACACTGGATCGATAAATGTATTCATAGTTTTACTTCCAGCAGTTTGAGATGAATTATATGTTGTGAAATAATACTTTTGTGCTTTCTTCATTTTCTCATCAATAGAATTAAAATAATGAGTGGGTGAAGAAATTTGACCTTGATAAACGCACATTGAAGCGATACTTGTAACTAAGTTAGTTCCAGTAGCAACACTTGCTGTTCTCGCAGCAACTACGAGTGGTTTTAGATCTATTCCAACTTCGATATAATCATCATCATATGTTCCAGCACCTAATGATGGAACGGTGTAAGTTAATGTATGCTTTGTCCAAGAAGTTGATAAATTAATAGTTGAAACTGTATTTTTAGAAACTAAAGCGTTATTAGCATAACGAGCAAAATATACATTTGCTGTATAGTTTGGTTGTGTACATTTTGCATAAAATGATATTGTAATTTTAGAACCATTAAATGATTCAATATTATCAATTACATGTCCAGCAGAATATACCATAGTAGATGCTGGAGCAGGATATGCAGGATCTGAAATACACTTCAAATCAACATAATATTCTGGATTTCCTTCAACAGAAGTGCTTGTTACTGGGAAAGTTTTCCTTTCAATATATTGAACACCATTGGTAACTCCTTCTTGTCTACGAATCCAATTATCAGCAAAGTAAATATTTCCTAATGTTGTATATTGTGCATCTCTTCCAGTTGATCTTTGCCAAATACTAAAATCACCATTGAAAGTATGATTTTGTGTATTATTTACAGAAGCACTACCAGATGGAGCATCGCCATAATAACCAGAAGGTTTCAAATTTACATACCAAGATGTTGGTGATGAACTTGTAACTACACCAACTAAAAATGATGATCTATATGCATTTGCAGATGCTGTTGCTGGAAGTTTTGAAATTTGATTTACACCAGAAGCAGAAACTAAATATGCTCCACCTGTTATTCCCCAAATTCCTTTTTCATCAGAAGCATAAGTAGAAATAGCATTTGGTATAATATTAGTTTCACCTTCTGAAATTAATTGATAAATTAAATCTGAACCAGATGTAGTAATATTTTCAATCATTCCAATGATACAATCATCTTCACTTGGAATATCATACGCTTGTGATGTGCTAAATCCGTATAAGTAAGAACCACTTAAAAAATAACCATTTATAGCAGTTCTTCCAGTTTCTACTAGATACGCATTAAAATCTGGATTACCTGAAACAGCATCTGGATGATATGATATAAAATTACCAGCAGAGAATCCGTATAAGCGTGGATCTGTTGGTGTTGTTGGTAAGGTTATAAAGAAACGATTAGATCCTGATCCACCAGCACTACCAGAAGCATTTAGATAATTTCCACGATATTGTAAAACAACTCCAGCAGTTTCTCCTAAACCAAGAAGAACTGGTTTTGATACTTGTCCAATGGTAGTTGGTTCAGTTGTGGTAACGTATCCAGCAGTAGTTGGATCTAGGAAGTAAACACATCCTGGGGATAAAGTTCCTCCTGCCACAGTCTGAAAATTACCATTAATTCTTCCAGCAAGAGTTACAGTAGAAGATGAAGATGTTAATGCAGATAATACACCAACAATTTCCGCACTATCTGGATCATTTGCTTTTGCTGCTGTATATCCAGAACTTGTAATTCTAACAACTGAACCAAATGTATAACCTGGAGTGCCTACGGTAATTCCAGTAATATTATATGAAATATTTGGAATATTTACTTGACCAGTAAAATTAATAGTTCCACCAAATGTCAAACCAGTTTGAATTGTACCCGAAGTCGCACCTAATGATAATGTAGCAAGACCAGATGTAGCATTTAGTGAAACTAAAACACCATCACCATTAGTAACACCAGAAACAGTACATTGATTTAATTTAGAAATAACTTCATTATTTTCTTTTATAAACCAATCATAGAAACTATTGTTTCCAGTTAGTGTATTAATTGTAGTGTTAAATGACATTTAATCCTCTTAAGTGGCTGAATATGTTATAGAAACTGGAGTATACGTTATATTATTATCGGTATATTCAGCAGTAAACGATTCTGTATCTGCTTGAACTTTAAATAATAAAGACCAAAATGAACCATCTGGATCTGCTATATTAGGTATTGATATTCTAATATCTACATCACTATTAATAGTTGCTTTTAATCTTGACGCACCACAAGTTAAATATCCACCTGGATATCCAGAAGAATTATCTCTTAGTTCTGAATCTTCTGTCTCTGAGCATGTATTTGATGAGCAACATGAAATTATTTGATCTAATATAGTGAATCCAATATATCTTGTAGTATTTACTGGTATAGAAAAATTAGAAGTAATATTTTCATCCAAATAAATCCAAAATCCTAAATTGCTATTAGGATTATTCCATAAGTACCAACCTTGGGAAATGTTTACATTTCCAGTCCAAGATCCACCATCAGATGTTACATTACTTACATTTGTTAATGAAATATAGGTAGGATCTAATGGAATTAAACCATTCCAATATGGAATAGTTTGTGCTTTATTTGTCCAAATACTACTAAATCTAGTTGAAAGTGTATTATTAAGAAAAATTAATTCTTGAAGTTCATTTAATTCAGATGCTTGTAGTGGATAACCAGGGTTAAATGCTATTGCATAATAATTTTTAATAGGAGATGAAGTCAATTGAGTAGATATTCTACTATAAAATGGACTTTTTTCTAATGGAAAGGTTGCTACAAGTGGAAACGTCATCAATTACATTCCTTTAACCATATTTATACGAATAATAACTGTTTCTGGATCATCTATTTGTAAATTATTGGTCTTAGTTGTAGATAATATTGATCCACTGTATTGAATAAAATCTGGTTGTTCAACTATTGTAGATAATGTAGCATATTCAGTCTCAGATGTATATACCTTTGCACCTACTAGATCATCTATAATATCATACTGAATATTTGAAAGTTCTGCATTTCTAGTGTTAGGATCAATTATTTGTATTCCACTTATTTTAGCACCCTTACTAGTTATTGTTTGTCCATTTTTTGTATATTCAATATCAACGGAATCTCCAGTCGATGGTAATGGATTCGTAGAAACTCTTCCAAGTCTGACTTTAGTAGATGCTCTATATAACGTGTCTGTTTTTTTATTTTGATTAGATCCTGCAATAATTTGAGTTCCATTAGTAGCAGTTTCTTCAGGATTTAATATCAATCCAAAAAAGTTAAGAGATTCAGGTAATGCTATAGTAACCTTTGGAACTTCAAGTTGGGACTTTTCAATTTTTACGTCAATCATTAAATGTTGAGCATCTAAAACATCAACTGGATCGAATCCAAGTCCATCAATTTTATCTAAATTAATTTCAATTGCAGATATAATAAGATCTTTAACAGATACATCTTCAAATATCGAAGAATCCATATCTATGACTAAATCTTTATAACCTAAACCATTAGATTCTATTGAAATTCCATCTACTATAATAGAGTTTGAAGAATTAATATAAGTAGTCAATTTAATAACACCACCAGAACCAGATGTACTGGTTATTGTAAATTGTGGATTCTCTTGTGTTACTTTTAATTGAGAAGAGGTAAAATTATTAAGGTCTAAAAATGCAGAGACTATAGAACCTTCTTCTAATTCATCACTAGTATTAATATCATAAAGATAATAATATGGAGATGAGAGTGAAATTTCATTAGATGCTATCTTTGCTCCGATTTCATCGAAAGAATTTACTATTGTATAAGTGGATTGTACTGCACCCTTATCCCCATAAAACTTACTAACAAATTTATCATTATCTAAAAAAACATGGAAACATTCACTACAAGCAACTTCTTCCATTGTAGAATATAAATCGCCTATATCATATTCATCACTAGAATCCGATTCAATCAAAGGTTTCTTACAGTATACTGCACATACTCCTTTGGAAGTTGTATCCCCCAAACAAAATTCTGATGTTTGAGATGATAATGATGATTGTGAAGTTCCATCAAATACATCAAATGAAACAACAGGAATCCAAGAAGAACTCACAAATCTCTCAAGTGATGGTGTAATTTTATATAATGCTTTCCAAGAATAACCATCAGAATAAGATTGAGTTCCAAATGTATGAGAAGGTCTTATGTTTGAAACATTTTGACCTCTAATATCTGTTCTATTTTTTACATTATCACTTATACACAAATATACATATCCATTTTCCTGATTGTATACATAATAATTTCCAGTATTTACTTGAGTCGATGACCAAGGTTTATATGGTTTTTTTTCAATCCAAAGTACATTTGGAACAACTGGTATTAAACTATTTTGTCCAATTTTTACAGAGAAATTAGAATTTCTCCAGATATCAATCGATGTTTGATTGGAATCGGATGTAGTTGAATTTTCATCACTTCCTACAAAAAGGAAAAGTTGATTTTTTGTTCCAGTTTCTTTTATGAAATTTTTAATATTTTGACTTCTAGTGCTCATTTATAGTTCCTTAAGATCCGCATGTTACACCCGAATTTGGTGATCCAATATCTGGATCATAACACAATTCAAACATACTGCTTATTTGTATTCCTTGAAAATTATATAGTCCAGCATTTGAAGTCCAATTTGGAAATACTGCTGAGGGACCAGTAAATGATCCATAAGAAGATCCACAACATCCAACTCCAGCACCTAATCCATATAATGTAAATCCAGTAAATCCAGAACGTGTTGTAATACTATTGATATAATCAAAACTTATACCATAAGCAGCATAATTTTTTAATTTTGGATATTCGCAAATTGTAATATCATCTTCATTATAGGTTGGACCTTGATAATCTGCTAATGTCTTTTCAAATACAACTTTTAAACCAGCAGGATGTGCGATCTCAAGATATGAATTTTTATATGCAGATGATTGAATACCAGTCTTTAATAAATAAGACCAATCTTGAATCCAATTTCCATCTTGCATTCTAGAAACATTCAATGCGCTAGAATTTAGCGAACCTACTTTTTCATAAACATTAATTTCACTTGAGAATGAATATTTTTCATCGTAAAATTTACCACCATTTAATCTTAGCATTATTTTCTTAGGAATTTCTATGGTGATATCTTCGTTTGATATCCCAAATAAAGTCTTAAAGAAATATTTAATTGAATCTTCTGTAGTCTTTTTATGATAAAATGTTCTTTTAACACCGTCAATAAAATTACGAAGTCTTGCTTCTGTAATATATCCACCATTAGATTCTAATGATTGAACATCAAATCCAGGAGTGTATATTTGAGATAATCTTTCTAGAAATTTAGTTCTAGTTTTTTGGACATCAATTATGTCTAAAAATGATTTGCTCAATTCGTACTGAGCACCTGATTCATTATCGCAATATAACCAATCATAATATTTTTGAATAAAATCAAATATTGTAGTACCATCCACATTATTAGCTATTCTATCTGATTTTTCATAAATTACCCATAAAGGAATTTGTTTTTCAATATCATATCTTGTTGGACAATTTTTTTCATCAAATACAAGTTCGGCAACTTCATCTATAGCATTAGATAAAGATGAAGTTAATCTATTCTTTATAGTTGTAGATTGAGCAGATGATGTTAGTGATGATGATAACATTAGATTACTGTTATATTATTTAAAGATAATGTTGTTAAATTATTTAAACTAAAAACTACGTTCTTTTTCACAAAATCCAAGGTTAATGTAACTGACGATCCTGTTTTTATAGTTCCAGGTTGAATACTAAGAACACCCTTCTTTACTATAAAGTAACCAGAATTACGCACAAAGGTTCCACTAGATGTCCATAATTGTAGATTTAAAATTTTATATTTATCTTGAGTTGAAGATGTATACATCTTTAGTACACATTTATTTCCAGGTGAATAATCTGAATCAAATTCAGTGCTGATTGTTGTATATACACCAAGATCTAAAGAAAATTCATTATTTAAATTGAATAAAAACTCTTGAGTGTTTGATAATGGTCTTATTTGTTGTTGAAAATAGATATTAAAATCTTCTGGAGTAATGACAATGTTTTTGACATCAGCATCCCCTACATTATCACTTCCAACATATTCAATAAAATTTTCTGCACTAAATTCTACGTTATACTTTTTATTCTCTGCAAATTGTGTGGCGAATAAATTACGTAAATAATTTGTTACTTTTATTTGATTTGTTGTAGTATTTGCTGTAGTATTACCTAAACGATAAACAAAATCAACATAAGTTTGCACTGGATTTGATGTTACATATTCAGGAAATACTGTAATTATACTTCTTTCCTTTAAGAAATTTATTATTTTGATAACATCAGGATCGTCTGGATTTTTATTTGATGTTACAAATACTCTACCATATTTTGGTGGAGTTAAATCTTGACCACCAAATACATTAAAATCGTTTGGAGTATTAAAAAATCCTGCTTCTAGTAAAAGTGCTTTGTAATCATTTACAGTCACTGCTCTTTCTTGTGAAGCAAACCATTTTGGTGCTAAGAATCTAATATCATCTAGATCTGGAGCATTTCTACCATTAGATGAAGAATTTACTGTTGTTATTGTTCCAGTTGGACTCGTAAATGCAGATATTCCATTTCCAGAAGATCCATTTGTAGTTAAGTATCTAACTTTAATAGATTTTACACTAGTTGTAATTTGTCTTCCTAAAGAATTTTCAACACCAAATAGAATTCCAAATCCAGTAGAAGTTCTTTCTACGAAGTAGATATTTTCACTTGATTGGGAAACATATCCTACGTTTTGTAGACGAGTCCATATATTAGTTTCACTAACCCCCGTTGATAATGTTTCAGTTATAGTTATTTTAATTGTAGATAAATCAAAATTATTATCAGCAATTGAAATTCTTTGATTAGTAAAATCGAAGGATGGAAGAGCATCAAATTCAATATATTCTTGTCCTTCATGAACAATAAATTCTTGAGATTGTCCATCAACAATATCTTGATCTTCTAGATTGTAAAAATTAAAAGATCTACCATCAGAATCTTTGCCAGTGAATGCAGTTCCAGCATTTATTCTACCATCAGTATTAGATGAAATTTGAATTGTTGCAATCGAGCATGTTCTATCTGGAACAGTAAAACCAAGAGGTTTACATAAAGATATCATAGAACTTGTTTTCTGTGCGCTATCCAAAAATGCTTCGGCGTTAATCATATTAGCATAATATGCATAATAAAATGTATTATAAGCAAGTAAATCTATAACAGTTTGTAACGCACTACCTTCAAAATTATATCCATCAAATAAAGTTTGAGTTCTTAGATAATCAGTCAAACTTCGTTTGATATCGTTGAATTCTAGTCCGCCAAGAGTGGTTGGTGTTAATTGTGATGCCATTGTTATCTCGTTCTAATTACTGAAAGACTTATCGTATCAAATATCCCTACACTTGGAATCGAATATTGTATTGTTATGTCTATTCTATTTTCTGATGGATACGGAAGAATGTAGATTTCATCTACCTTCACTCTTGGTTCATTTATTTGTATTTGTTCTAATAACTTAAGTTGTATTTCAATTTTTGCATCATCTTCTACGTTTTCAAAAAGAACATCATAAACATTTCCACCAAACTCATATTCAAAGGATCTTTCGCCATTGTTAGTTAAAATAATATTTTTAAGTGCTTGTCTAATTGCCGGAAGGTTATTAACAGTATTTAAATCATTAGTAAATGGATTTTTACTAATGAAAAATGGTATGTCTTTAAAATCTTGTTTTTTCTTCAGCATAATATTATTTATAAACTATTTTTTAGTTACCCCTTCTGGTAATTGTGGTTTGTATTCTTCATAATTTTCAAATCCATCCCGTACTAAAGTAATATCCATACGATAATTATTTTGACCAGTAAAGATGTGATCGATTCCAGTAATTCTCCATTTTCCAGATATTCTCTTAAACTTATGCTTGGTTTCTGAAATATCATTTGGAATTATAATTTCTACAAGTTCTCCAATTTTGACTTTATCATTTGGTGGAACTGTAATTCTTATTTTCTGCCGTTCTAGTAATAATCTTGATTTTAGATCAATTAGTGGTTGATCTAATCTAGCACCCCAGAATGTAGCATAAGTTTCCATATACGCTTTATATTCAGGAAACTTAGGTCCAATTTCGGGACAAATACAATTACATGATGCATCTGGGTCAGACCAAATACATCCTAACCAATCTTCTCCTAAGAATTCTTTAACATAATTACATTCTTTTGTTTTTTGATATGCTTGGTAAAGTTCCAAATATGTTGGTTCTTCTTCTATAGGCATAGCATACAATGCTGGACAATTACAGTATGGATCATATGCACAACCTCCAGCAGATTGTATTGCTCCATTTTGAATTGCTTTAGGATTGATACACTTAAGACCAATATCATCACATGATCTAGTTCCTCTTGCATATACTACAAATTGCATTGCAAAGTTGCGATCAAAGAAATCATATTCAGTATCAACTGGTGGAGTTATAAGTCCATATTCAGTTTCACCACTTAAATCATATTTCCATAAATCTTCAACTTTAACAAGACCTGGTTGCTTATATAATAAGAAACTTCCAGCAAGATAATGCATCAAAGAATCTCTAAAATATGAAACTATACCATTTACTGATGATGAATATGGAGAAATATGACTCTTAGCATCAGAATCTTCAACAAAGAATGATATATCTGGTGCTACTGTATCTAACATTGATCTAGCATCTTCTGAAAGTGCTATCCAATTTTCAAATTCACTACCATACCAAGATTTCCAGTAATTTGGAGATATTGTAAATATTGCTTTACCACCGAATAAATCTCTTGCTTTTGTGTTTGGAGATTTAAACATATTTGCAAATCTAATTGGAATGAACAGATTTCTGGGTACAAATAATGACCACCATGATCTATGTGGTTTTAGTTTTCTATAACTGTTTGGAAGAATATATGATCCCATCACCGAGGTTCGATATAAAGGATCAAATTGTTTTCCTGAACTCATACCATAATGATATAAAGATTCCATCCAATCTTGAGATTCATCTTCAAAGTAGTATGCACCACCCATATGGAAATCTAAATCATAACCACCACCATGCATATCTTCTTGGGTTGGATCATATGAATAATATGGATATTCAGTTTCAAATCCAACCTCAGGCCATAGATCCATTCCATTATAATCAGTAGTCAAATAATCAGTCTTAGATAACATAGATCCAATATCATGATTCCACCATTTATAATAATTACCTTTATCAGCACCTATCAACTTTCGATTTGTTGGTAAATCATCTTTTATTTTCTTAACTGCTATATCAAATCCATATGGATCAATACCAATCACTGCACAGTTATACTTAACACCTTGTCTTCCAAAAGGTCCAGGTGTCATTTGTACAAGATATGGTAAGAAGTATTCAGAACCAGCATCTCGAATAAACCCATTTGGAAATTCACGAATTCGATCAAGACCAATTGGATTATTAAATTCTATGCGAACATAAGAAGAAATTTCTTCTTTCTTTAAATTTGGTGGTTTCTTTTGGACAGGTGTATTATTTTGCTCTGTATTATAAAATCTAAACGTATTATCAATTGGAGCAGAAAATGCAGGAAGTTCAAGATCACTTTGCGCTTTTCCATAATTTTTAAGTTCCTGAAAACTAGAAATTGTACTTAGATTTTGAATATCATTAGATGCAATATGCAATATTGCATCTTCTACATATTCTTCACCTTTAAAGGATGGACCATAAGAACCAAAATCTCCAGAACTTCCAGGATTATCTGTAGAATCTGCATCACTAAAACCAATCCATTGGTGTGCATGTCTAGAAGTTATAAATGAATTTTTTGTATATCCTTGATCATAATAGGGGTGTGCTGTAGACCCACTGTTACCTCCAAAGAAAATATTATAAATCCATTCTCCGGCACTTGCTCCTGTAATTCCTTTAGCAGTTGCAAGTAGTTCATATCTGCTTCCTCTTACTTCTTTTCTTTTAATGGATTTTATATTTTGAAGAGATAGTGGAGAAGATATAGTCTCCTTGTTAGTTTCTTCATTTTTAAATATATTTTCTCCTGGTTTCTTTGAGAAGAAGAATGAATTTCTATTATACCAATCCTGATATGCAGTTATCCATTTTTGTTTAAATTGTTCTCCTACTAAATTTCTTAGTTGAGTAAATAGTTCTTTTTCAGCACTTAATATTTTTATTTCTGCTTCACATGTTCTTTTTAGAACTTCTAATGCTACTGCACTCAAGCATGTAGTATTATAACATTGTCCAGCATTTAAACAATTTTTAGTTTCTGTCACTACATCTTGATTAACAACTGCTGGTATTAATTCTGAATCAGTACCATAATCAAGATATGACCAATCACTTGGAACTGCATCCCAGAGATATGGAGCAGCATAAAGATATATTGGACTATATTGTGAACTTGCAGCATTAACATACTTGATATATCCACGAATTATTGGATCAATCGAACATGCCTTCAATAACGCAGGATCAATATAGATAACATCTTGCTCTGTTGGTAATGCTGAAGGTCCAGTTGGTCCAGTTGGTCCGGTAGGTCCGGTGGGTCCAGGTTCACAGCAACATTCTCCGGGATCATCACTGTTGCATGTACCACTACAACCAACTACATTTGGACCCAAATATGTTGTAAAGGGTGGACATGTAGTTCCATCTACTGAAAATATATTACCGCTATCTTTATCACAACAACACGAACCTGATGTTGTACATAGATCACAAGCATTTTCATCTGGTCCAAGAAATAATCCATTTATTGCACTACAATTACTTAAAGTTGTATTTGTACAACCTAATGCAGAACAACAAAATCCAGTAACATCACCACCCCCACCCCCACCACCACCGCCACCGCCATTAGCATCACACAAATCTTCACATAAAGAACAATACATACCACCGTCTGCACAGTTAATAAGATCTTCAGTTGTTATTATCGGAGAACAAATTCCATTTACACAGCAACAAAATGTTGGTACATCTACACCTAGTAAAGATTCTGTCGTTATAGTTCTAAATTCTATATTGCTAGTATTTTCTTCAGTATCTTCAAATCCTAATGTGAATGATGTTTGATTATTGGAAGTTTGACCAAGAACTACTTGAGCAAATCCTTTATTTTCTGGAATTGCACTTGCAGGGATTAAACCAAATTCATATGAAGTTATAGGCCATTCTGGTATAACTTCTTTTACAATAGCATCTCCAATATATCTTCCTTGTATACCAGTTTTTAATAAATCAATAGGTCTTTTGATTGGAGAAACCTTATCAATTAATGCCTTTTGAAAGATTGAATCAGCAGTTGTTTTATAGGTTGAAACTCTATTGTTAACAAAATCTTGTAAATCTGCTACTCTATTTGTTATTTTATTAAGCACAATATCATATTGACTCAAAGCACGATCAATTACAAATTTAACATAATCTTGTGGAGGAGTTGGTCCAGATAAATTAAAGAATTGTCCTATAGATTGATTATATGGATATGTACTCAAATCATAAGATTGAGTCAATCCTCTTTCTAAGAATGTATTTCCAGAATCATAATTCAAAAGATCAGTAAAGGATCCAGCAGCAGCGATCTTATAAGATTGATCCATATCTGCGAATAAACCAGTTGGACCAAACAAAGCATTATAAGTATAACCTGTAACATCTCCAGGGTTTGTAAAGATTTCAATATCTTTAGTAGATCCTAACGCACCATTTTCATGACAACAAACAGTACATCTAAATACTTCCCATTTTCTTTTAATATTTTTAAGATAAGCATATCTATTTCTATTAAAAATTAAAGGTTTACGAATTTTTTCATGTATGATACTTAAAACTTCTGGACCAAGATCTGTGATATCATATGGTGGTTGATATAATGTCTTTAACCATTTTGGATTTGATACAGAATACTCTTCCCATTGTTTTGATTGAGAATTTAAAGTAGAAGTAAAGTATCCATAAACATTATCAGAATATATGCTAGGCAAAGCACCATCATATTTTGGTTTTGGAATCGCATATTTTTCATAATCGTTTGGAACTTCTTGAATATCATCTCTAACCTTATGAGATTCATATAGTAATAAAGAATCAGCACTATATCCCAAAAAACTAGAATATTGAGCAGTTACACCTTGTACGATTTCCAAGAAATCAGAATACATAGACTGCATTGCATCTGTATAATCCGTTCCTGATTCTGATACTATTGGTTTTTTAGGATTGATTGTTTCATATTGAACATATTCAGTATTAAAATAACTATCGTATAATTTTTGTAAGTTATATTCAGTTAATACTTGCATTCCCAAAATTTTATTTGGATTAGTTTCTTCTATTGTAACTAAAAAACCATCAACTGGTTCTTTATCTTCATCTTTGATTGATGATTTGATATATTTAAAATTCCAAGAATTTAAATCTTGCCACCAAAATGTTGGAGCATATTCATTTAATGCACTACTATTACTTCTTGCTGACGACTCTAATAATTTTAAAATAGAATTTGGAGTCTTATACTTCATTGAAGGATAAGTAAAATTAATTCTTCTACTCCAAATTCCTACTGGAGAATCATCAATATTTAAAGTTTTACTTTTATTATTTTTAATAAGTTTAGAATATACTTCATTTACAAATCCTTTTAATAAAGGACTATCTTCTCCTGTAGATCCAGCACTCTCTGCATTTGCAATATACATGATACGATCATCAGGAATTTCGGCAACTTGACCAATATAGTTAAAATAAAAGAAATCTTTATCCATCAAATCAAAACGCCAAAGACTTAATCTTTCATTTCCTGGTGCTAATATATCTGTTTGAGATTCATCACTCACATGCTGTGCATTATAAATTACAAAGTTTACTGTTTTAGATTCAGTAGATTTTGGATTAATTTTAAATTTAATTTCAACTTCACAAACATCACCATCACCTATGGCAAACTCATCAATCCAATTGCGTATATCACTACACGTCATTGATCCCATCATTGGACCAACAAACATATTTTCAGAAAATGAAAAAGAAACTAAAGGTGATCTTAATGATGCAGTTGGATCCCATGGATATAATGAAAATTCAACATTTTGTTTTTCTTCCTGATTTCCAGTACTAATTGGACGAATTAACTTAATAGATTCGATTGTGGATTCATTTGAATCTATTAAGTTATTTTCAGTTTTTACTGGACTTTGAAGAAATATTTTATCTAATGTTTTAAATTCTGGCATTATAATTCAACCTTTATCACTCTACCAATTAAATCACTCTTGACAGCATTTTCTAGTGCATTTAAAACCACAGCAAGTAATTCTGGTTTTAATACTTTAATTTTTTGTTTATCAAGATAGTTTTGAAAATTTGTATTTTGTTCAGTAATCTTCAAAACACCAGATGGTAATACACCAGCAGATGCTCCATATCTAAAAATTAGTGTTTTAGCAAAATTATTTAGTGTAATGGTATCGGCACTATTTGAATATGTTGTTCCTGGATCTATAGAAGTTTTTTGTATTGTGCTTCCTATTATTGTTCTGTATGGATCAAGTACGACACTATTCCCTGTAATAAAGTAATCAACACTTGATTTGTATTCTTCAAGATACTTTATAGTGCTTACTTGTTTACCATAAAAAGATACAATATCCATAACACCAGAATCTGTTTTTCTTGCAAACAATACAGAGTCACCAGAAGCAAATGTACCAGAACCGCATATACCCCTTATTTTTCTAAAATAAGGATCAAATGATTCAATATGTCTATAAGTATTCTCATCTATATCTGATGGTTCATTTGAAGTGACAGTGGTAACTTTTACCATTACATCACCTACTTCTAAACTTGGCAAGTCTTCTATGTAGAATGCTTGACCACCAAAATTGACTTCCTCTTTTTTAGCATAATCTTTAGCACTCTGAAACCATTCATTTTCAATATCTGCGATACTGTTAATTAACATAATCAACCATGAATATTGACTATTACCATAGACCTTAATTGATATTATTTCTGGTGTTTCTCCATCTTGAATATAATATTCGTCATAAGCATTTGATTGATCAACATCTTTAAACACCACATTCTTAAAAATATCAACAAGTTCGATATTTTTATTATTTAATATGTAAGTAATGTTTGGATAATCGTTAAATAACATCAAGCACCACCATCTCGTAAAGAAGCAATTACATTTGTTCCAACACTGAATATTCCTGCTGATCTGCTCTGAATTGCAGTTCCGGTAGACGATCCAGGAGAAGTTGATCGCACAGAAGGTTCTAATTCTCTAAATCCTAAACTTACAGAATAGGCAACAGGTTTAAATTGTCCACTACCATCTGAGATTGCTGCCAATGATTCTGTATCAAATGCAGTCTTTCTAACATCTACGTTAGTTAAAACGCATAATTGAGGATAACCAGACCATTCTCTGTCAAATTTAATACTGTCCAGTGGACCAATTCCAAATATCCACAAGGGAGGGTGAAAGAAATGAGTAGTTCTTAAAGAAAGAGCACCGATTAAAGTAGGAAGAGATAATGCTTCAAATGATTGAATAATTTTACCAGCAACTAGAGAATCGGCAACGGATAAGCATGGCATATACAGTCTAACATCAAAAGACCTATATGATCCATTTCCACCTTTAAAGGTAAGTTCTTTTAGGTCTGTTTGAATATTCTGTTGAAATGCAGTCCCTGCAAGTTGTGAACTCAAATCTATAACTGCATCTAAAGCATCTAATCCTGCATCGGCAGCATTATTAACTACATCTTGTACACCTTGAGGTACTAATGCTTGATATAATCTTTCATATATGTTAGAACCAGGTGTCAATTCTTCTGCAATGTATGGTAAAGATGTTGAACTTTTAAAACTTGCTGGTGCTGGGACCATTATAGAAGTTTTACGTTTATTAAGTCCTGGTACAGAAGAACCAGTTACTGATGGTACTGCTTCTGCTCTCGCAATCGAAGAATTGACATATTCAATGCAGTGAAATTTCATCCATAGTGGAATTTTACCACGAACATCTGTTTCTGATGGAAAAATCAGAGTAGATGCCGATTCCAAAATACTAAGGGGGTTTCCTGTCGTCTTTTCACTTGCCATTTTAGTCCCTATATATTATTATGCCTTACAAAACGGTATATAAACCAAAAAATCCCTCAAAATATATAGGTGATTTAAATAAAATATTATGTAGGTCATTGTGGGAACGTAAATTTTGTAAGTATCTAGATGAAAATATAAACATTATTAAATGGTCGTTTGAAACTTTAAAAATTCCTTATATTTCACCAGCAGATAAAAAAGTTCATTCGTATATACCAGATTTCATAGTTGAGAAGAAAAATAAAGATGGATCGGTTGATACAATCATAGTTGAAATTAAACCAGAAAAACAAACAGTCAAACCAAAAATTACTAAAAGAAAAAAGAAAAAAACTATTCTTCAGGAAAATTTAACTTACGAAATAAATAAAAGTAAGTGGGAGTCTGCAAAAAATTTCTGCGATGCACATGACTGGAAGTTTGTAATTTTAACAGAAAAAGAACTTTTCAATGGCAATCCAAAACAAAATTAATAGAACAATTAATCAATTTCGTGAAGAAATAAACAGTAGAGGTATTCAGAAAGCAGCATTCTACGAAGTTACCATGGTTCATGGTGAATCGATTATTTGCTATCCATTGAGTGTCGTTACTCCAGGAAGATCATTTATTTATTATAATCATGATATATGGGGACCAACTAGAAAGATTCCATATAAGAGAACATATACAGAATGCAATATGTCATTCATAATACATGGCGATTGGGGTGAAAGAATATTTTTAGAACAATGGGCAAATGACGGTATATCAAATATATCTGGATTAAATTTAGCAACTGCTACTCCATTAGATTCATCTGGAAATGGCGTAACAGATCTATCTTCGGCACAAGCATTAGCAGACACTATAGTTGAATCTGGAAGTTCAAGTTCACCAAGAAGTATTGGAAATTATTCAGATTATGTTGATTATTTGGGTGGTCTTGGAACTGTAAAAATTAAATGCTTAAATACAAATGATAAAGACAAGGCAAATATTGAATTTGTATTAAGAGAAGCATACCCATCAAAGTTAAGTCCAATCACATTAGCATCTGATGGTGGTTCATATGCTACTTTCAATGTTACTTTTCAATTTAGAGAATATGAAGTATATCCTGGAGGGAAATAATGGAAAAAATAATTAGTATGATGAAAAACTCATTACCAAGATATGTGATAACACAACCATCTACAGGTAAGAAAGTTACATTTAGACCATTCACTGTTAGAGAAGAAAAGCATTTGTTAATGATTAAACAAACTGGAGAATATGCAGATTTGTTAGCAACTATTGCGAATATAATTGACTCATGTTTTGAGTTAAATGCAGAAGCAAAAAAACTTCCAATATTTGATATTGAGTACTTCTTCCTAAAGTTAAGAAGTAAATCTATAGGTGAAATAGTAGAACCTACAATTATTTGTCCACATACTGGTGAACGAATAAAGATTATATTGAATATTGATGAGATTCAACCAACAGTTAAAAATACAAATTTCAATATTAAAATAAATGAAAATATTATAGTCAATATGAAATATCCAACTTTAGATATTTTATTAAAAAATGCTGACGCTGATTTATATGACGTAACTTTAAATTGTATAGAAAGTATAGAAAGTATAGATGAGAAGATAGAAAATTCAGATATTTCGAAAAAAGAATTTCTAGAATTTATTGATCTAATGACTAATGATCAATTTAAAAAAATAATAGAATTTATAAAGAATGTACCATCACTAGAAAAAGAAATAAAATATAAAACATCGGATAATATTGAACGAACAATAAAATTAAAAGGTATCAAAGATTTTTTTCAATAAGCCTCAGTCATTTGTCATTAACTAGTGTTTTTAAGATTAACTTTAGTTTAATGCAAATTCATAAACAAACTCTATCTGATATAGAAGATATGATTCCATGGGAAAGAGATTTGTTCGTAGAGCAGTTGAGGCAGCATATGGAAGAACAAAATCTTAAATCAATGCAAATGAGAGCATTAAATAGGAGATAATCGTGCCAGAAAGTAAAAGAGATATTGCAAATAAAGAGTTGAGTGATACTTCAATCAATTCAAATTTTTTGGATACTATATTTCCGCCAGCAGTGTCTTTGCCAGAAGATGCTCCATCGTATGAACAAAATTTAAATTCTGAAAATAATTATAATGTTACAGTTAATCTAAATGGAAACGAAAATAAACCTTCTAAAAAAGAAGTAAGCAATGTTGTTAATAATATAATTAATAATCAAGTAATAAACTCACCAGAAGAGTTAAAAAAAAACTTACCAGAGGATTCCAGTCAAAAAGATGGATCAAGTGAAACCGTAATAATTTCAAATGAATCTAGTCTAATTCCAGATGAATCTACTCCAACAACAATTGAAGTAGAAAATACTAAATCAAATAACTCTACGCAAAATTCTAATCTAATAGGTGAACAAATTAGTGACAATATTGGTATACAGATTAGTCCACCACACGAACCATTCTATGTAGAACCTCCACTTACTTTTGATTTAGATTATTTTGGAGAAATGGAACCATCTGAATATGCTAGAACTAGTTTTATTGAAAAAAATAATTTTAGTTTATTACCATATCAGGTAGTAAATAATATTATTCAAAGATCCATACAACCTGTATCATCTGGTGGTATTAGTAAAAATGCATTATCAGATGCATATATCAATCAAATTTCTTATATCGAAAGAAACATAGAATTAGAACCATCAGAAAACGAAACTTTCAATAAAGTCTCAGATCAATCTAAAGTTCAAGAAATTGAAAAAAATGCAAGAGAGCAAGACAATCAAAACAGTCTTAAAGAAATAAAATCTAGTATATCTCCACAAGCACAAGATGTTAGATCAATGAATGGTGTATCTTCTATTGCTGGTGCTCCTCTTGCGGAACTTTCAGAATCCAAATTTAAAATTTATTCTGGAGATAACAGTATGAACTTATTCACCAGAGAAAAAAACAGTCCTCCGAACTGGAGGACTGTCACAAGTTAATTTGACTTGTATTTTAACTTTCGCTTAACTTCTGAAAATAACTCAGAGCATCTGATTCTTCATCGACATCTTCTTCGACTGGTTTCTTTGACTTCATGACTGGTTTACGTTCACTCATATCAACGTCTTCAGCAGTCTTTGTTGAAGATGGAGCAGTGCTACGAATATCACCACCAAGAACTTCATAAAGACGAGTCTTAAGTTCTTCATATGACTTAAAGTTAGTAGGATCTACAAATGGTAGAAGAGCATGTTGCGCTTTCCAAATCTTTTCCAACTTAGAATCATCATCTGAAAGAACAGTCTGTGAATCAAATTCAGACTTATCGTAATTATTGAATCCACCAACCTTACGAATCTTGATTCGGAAGTTTGCACCCTTCCAGAAGTCAAATGGATTGATTGGTTCTTCATCACTAAACTCTGGTTTCATTGCTTCTTGAACCTTTTCAAAAATCTTTGTGCCAAACTTATAAAGGAAAACTTTTCCTTCATTCTGTGGATTGGCAGGATCTGAAACAATGTAAACATTAGCGATATAGTTCAATTTACGCTTACGATTACGTGCAATATCCTTGTCGGATTCGAGTCCAGAATTCCAAAGTTGATTATTTAGTTCACCGACTGGATCCTTTTGTCCAAGGGTTGTCAATGAATTTTCAATATACCAACCACCTGGTCCTTGGAATGAATGCTCATAAACCTTTACCCACGGAACATCCTCGTTATCTACTGGAGGAAGGAAACGTACAATTGCAAATCCGTTTCCTGACTTATCTTGTTCTGGTCGCCAGAACCGATCATCCTTATAGTCCTTAGTCTTGTTTTGATCTTCCATCTTCTTGATAAGATCATCAATACCCATCTTGGACTTCTTCTTAAGATCACTAAAACCCATAATTTCCTAACTTTCCCCGAAGATCTCCTTCGGTCTTGAACTGATTCGTGGGAACTCCCCACGTTTTATATTATATACAAAATAAATTACGTGTCAAATGAAAGGTAATTTATTCTTGGTTTTTGGTAAAAAATTTAATTCCCTTGCTTCCTGTTCTATTTTTTCCAAAATAGGTTGAGTTAAAAGTTTGGGAGCAACCGAAAAATCGTAAGAATATTCATCAAAAAAATGAATAACTGTTTCCATATACGTGCTTTCGTGTACTTTAACGTAATTTTCAATTCTTTTTGAAAATTCTTCCTTAGTAATGTTGAATATCATGTCTTCATTATACCTTAGAAATTTTATTTTGCAAGAGTAAAGTACATTAGTATATATATCAATAAAGGAATTGTTCTATGCCATATACTGGAGATAACATTGAAATTACAATTGCATCAGGTACTGCCGTAATTGCAACTGATTATGGTACTAGCGGTGCAGTAGGATTTAGTGCATCTCATGCACAGATTTCAAAGGTTGCTTGGGGAGATGAAAATAATAGTTATAGAGTTAATGAGGCATATCCACTCCCTGTAAAGATGTATGGTACTACTGGTACAACAATGCCAATTTCTGGAACAATTTCAGGAACTGGTTCTTTCTATGTACAAAATACTATATCCACTCCAATTATTATTAAAGGATCAACAAATTCATCTGATGCTTTAGTTGGAGTTACTGGATATATTCAAGGAATAACTAACGGAGTCCGTGTAGGAGTCACTGGATCAGTTTCTATTCTAGGAAATGTTGGAATTTTCGGTATCAGTGGAGCAACTGCAATTACGGTAACTGGTGGTCGAAGATTAAATTCAACATCCGATAGTGTTACTGTGTATGGTAATGTTGGAATTAGCGGTGGTTTCCAATTGCTTGCATCATCTGATTCTGTTTCTGTATATGGTCCAGGTGGAACCACATTTGTAGAAACTAATCTAAACGTAGGTGGATTTGCACTTGGTCGTTCTGGTGATGCACTCAAGGTTGCTGTAACAAATGCAGGATTTACATTTAGTGTTTCAGTTGCATCAACTGTTGGTGTTACAAATGGATCAGAAGGTCCATTACGTATCCAAGGTTACAGTGGTGCGGGAACTCCTGTAACAATTCAGGGTAGTCTTGCAGGAGGTGCTGTAGAAATTGGAGCATACTCTGCGGTCCCTGTAGGTGTATCTGGAACTGTATCTATTGATGATACAGATCTTATCAGTTCAATTGAAAGTCTTAAAACAAATATAGGAACAGTTGCAACTAATGCCGGATATGCACTTGATATTTTAAATCTTGTAAATTCCAGTGGATCAGGTGCAAAAGTTATTATTGATTCATTCAGAAGACCATCAAGATTTGTTCACGGACAAAAGAGTGTAACAACTACACCATCTGCAATATCAACTGAATCATTAAGAACTGGATTAACAATAAAATCACCTTTGACAAATGTTAATGATATTTACATAGGTAACTCAGTTTCAGTATCAACCACTACTGGTTATATTCTAAGTCCTGGTGAAGTTTTATTCTTAGAAGTAGGAACATCAGGAACAGTATTTGTTAGAACTGCTTCTGGTACATCAACACTAGTATACATTGGATCGTGAAAAATAATTCAATAAACAATACCACTAAATTAAAGAAAGGTACTAGGACTGGGAAACTAGTTCTAGTAAGGCAACATTTTCTTTTAGGTTTAACTATTGAAGAATATAAAACTGAAACTATTTCAGTTAATAGAGGAATTGTATCCACTCCAAATGTATTATTTTACACAAACAATACCAAATGCTTAATAGATTTTACCAATCTAACAAACACAGAGATTGAAACTAATATTAAAGATTACTTTACACAAATGGTTGCTGGAACAAGCATGACCGTTTTGAATGGTGAATATCATGATCCAAATTTAAAAGTATCTGCTGATATTTCTGGAACTTACACATTTCAATCATTTAACGATGGTATTATAAAAGCAAATATTACTTCTGTTACTGGATTGTCGTCTGAAATAAACAGATACGATAAAACTAAGTTCACCGATATTCCATATATTATTGCTAATACAATAACAAGTCCATTAGAAAAAAGATCAGCATCAATTATTAAAAATAAACTAGGAAAAAATAGCAAGAATTCTTTTTCTTACATTGGAATAAATGTTGGAGATTATATAGAGATTCCATCCATAATCACACCAACACAAGTATTAGAAATTGGACTTGATGCTGATGGTAATGAATATATTTTAATTGATCAAGTTTTAAGTCAACAAGATCTTACTACGAAAAGTACTTTAGTTAAATGCTATATTGACGTTATCGATTCATATAAAAATGAACCAGATATATCAGATAATAGAACTGGATCTTGTATATCTTACCAAGGTGGGGCAATAATAAATTGTTCTGATAATAATACATTTTCTCAGTGTAGATTTAGGTCAAGTAAACTTAAAGATATCAAGACAGAATTTACCGTAAACACATTCTGTAGAACTCCAGAGACTGATACTGCGGTAGAAACAACGGTCACAGAAAACCTTGTACAAATTACTACGGCACTTGTCAATAACATGGCAAACATTACCAATCCAAATACTGGATCTATAAATCGTAACGGTACATCAAGTTATAATTTTTACGGCAGATCTTTTTAAATTATAATTTTATTCTTAAGTTTTAAATTAAACTTGTCTTTTAGTAATTTATCTAATTCAGTGAATGATTCAGGGGAATCAAATAAAATAACAAGGGTTACGGTATCCGTTAAGACACCGTAACCCGTTACTTTACACCCATCTAACTTTTCTATAAATCTTTTAGGTTTTCCACTTAACTCTTTGAAAGAGTAAGTATATGTTGCTTTTACCATCAAGAATATTTAGAATTTTCACTTCTTAGAGCAAGACATGCTGCGATTACATTCCTTTACTTCATCACGAATGTCCCGTGCAGTGTCATCAATGTAACGATACACAGCATCAAAATCACGATAGACTTCAACTCTGTCTGAGTCGATTTGTGCTTGACTCTTTTGATTGAGGATGATGTAGACAAGGGCAGAAGCAATAGCAATGCTACCAATATTTGTAAACAGACTTGCCACACTAGACTCAAGATTCTTCCCAGCAAATGCAACAAACAGATTTGCAAAGAGCCCTAGAGCAGCAACACCAGCGAAAAATACACGACTTGACATATTATTAACTCCTTTGTTAAAATTATTGTATGGAACACGCTTCCATACCATCTTTGGTCCAAACGACTTCTTCAAGATAAACCAATTTTCATTTTTAAATTTATTCATAAGCATTCCCGATTTGATGAAGTTCTCTGTGACAGTTAGCGCATAATAATATGCATTTACTTAATTCATTTTTAAGTTTACTTTCACTTAATTGTCGCATTTTTGACCATTCGTATTGTTTGGTGGAATCATCAATATGGTGTAACTCCAAAGCAGCGATACATTTAGAATATCCACATTTAGAACAACATCCACCCATATCATTAACTACTTCTATTTTTCTTTTTTTCCATCTCTCCATACAATATTGATTAAAACAATCTTTACAATATGAAGATGATTTTCTTCCTTTTTTATTATAGAAATTATTTTCTGTTTTTTCTTTATTACATTTAGTACATGTTTTATTCATGGTTAGATATTTATATTCTAACTAATTTCAACGACCCCACCAGGAATCGAACCTGGAATAACAGCTTAGAAGGCTGTAGTTATATCCTTTTAACTATGAGGTCTTATACTCCCATTATACTACAGATGGTGAGTCGAGTCAAGGTTAAACTGTAAGTTTCAGACCACCTGTGTCGAGTGTCTTCTTACCTGGGATAAAAAGATTATTGACAAAAGTTGTCGTGTAGTGGTTTGCAAGATCCGATTGTGGATCTACAATAAACATAATAAAATTCTTAGCAAGTGTAAATCCATTTTCATCATTTGCATATGGCATCCACTTTGCCATTAGCAACTTGCCTTCTGGAGAAGGAATCAAGACTGCTGGATTCTTTACAGTAATTGTTTCACCGTTATCAATAACGGTACAAAGCATTTCTTCACCACTAATAAGACGAATAATCTTCACTTCACTCATAATAAAAACTCCTTTTAATTTGGACAATTAAACATTATACGATTCCAGAACGAACATTCTGGTGGTTTTTCAATAGGCCAACATGTGCAGCAAGTATCCGGAATTAAATCTGCATTCTTTGGATCTTCTGCTCTCGCAAGTGCCTTTGCTATTTCTTTTTCAGTAAAAAGCATATCAAGACAACGTCCATCCTTTGAGGACTGTAGAAAAATTAATTCTGTTCTGTTGACTTCTTTCGGCATGTTAGTCTCCATTATATCAATTTACATACTGATGTCAATATTTATCTTACCATTTTTTGCTTTTAATTTCTTAGAAACAAAATCATAAATCAATTCTAATGATTTTAATCCAATAAATCCCATTATAAATGCAGCACCATATTTACCATTAAGTTGTATAGATTCTGGCATAAAATGAAGAGCAATTGGAGTCAAATAGTTTGCACATAATGCTCCTGCTAAAATTGAAGTTATTGCTCTACCGGGTGTTTGATTTTTTGCTGTTAATGCTAAAATTAAAGCACCAAAAAATCCTGCCAACATAAGACCAAGATCTATACCAATTCCTGTAAAATTATCAGTGTTATTGCTTTGTCCCTGCATTTATAGTTCCTTATAATGAGTGATACTAAAACATCTTATATAAGGCATATAGTATGTATATAAAAAACAACCCCCATTACTGGGGGTTAGGTCAATTCAGTCACGGGATGATTAATATTACTCATTTTTATCATTTATTTACAAATTCTTGTAGTGCAGCAGTCATTTGCTTTAGACTGTTCTGGGCAATCATAATTTCATTTCCAACACGATTTAATTCTTTATTAGTTTCCCCAATGATAATTCCTTTATCCTTGTGAGAATTATTAAACATCTCTTGAAGATTATTGATCTCATAATCAGAAGGAAAATGTTTAAGACGATCACTTGCACGTTGACGAATTTCCTTTGGAACTTTCGGAGTCAACGCAGGATCAAGAAGTGCCACCATAAACATACGAGCACTACGAATAGAATTAAACATTTCCTCTGGAATAGTCATAATTATTTCCTATTGAATTTATCAGTTTTACATTCCCACCAAAAATGTGGCATTTGAGTAATGCCATCATAAATCAATGGAGTATAGGTTGGTTTGAAAATAGATCTAGAATCGCAACAAATTGAAGTAACAAAAATATTAGAATCTGAAATGCCATAATTCAGTAAAATATTTTTTACTGTTTTAAAATTATTACCAGACATGCAACCGCTATCCACTACAATAAAATTATCATATGGATCTAGTTGATCTGGATGAATATTTACTTTAAATTCATCAGCGTATGGAATACTAACTGGTTCAATATCAATTGGTCTATTATCGACAGAAAGACGATGAGAAAGTAATTGAGCAAAAATTCCAGAATATTCTGTACTAAGTTGAAGAATACATGTATTCAATTTAATTTGAAAATTATTTCGAACATAATCAACAATATCTTGTACTAAAGTTAGTTCCCATTCTTGGGAGATGTATAGATTTGATTTCATCTTAATGGATCATGAAGGACTTGCACCTACGAAGTTAAATAACAAGTGATTTACAGTCACTCCCCGTTGCTGCTTGGGTAATGATCCAAAGTACGCCGTACAGGTGCTGCCCCTGCGCTTAGACGATTATAAGTCGTCCTGAGATGCTGACCTCCCACGGCGCGTTGATGTAATTATAACAGGTCTTTAGTGTCTTGTCAAGTGTCTTTCAAAGAAGTCCCATCTCTTGATCCAACCGTGCAAGAGCATCCAATGGATCTTCCTTGTTCACGGTAGGAACAATGATCGTTGACTTCTTGTTATTTACATGACCATTTTCATTTTTATGAAAATAATTACTCTTCTGACGATCATCATCATGACCCAGACGATAATTAATTTCTTCAACACCAATAGCATTTAAAATGATTGCATCTGTATCGACGTTTGCAATAATGCCTAGAATTTGTTGAGATGCGATAAGTGCTTCTTCTTCACTCATATTGAGTGGAATATCGATGTGTAAACGGTATGGCATAATCAATCCTGTAAAAAATTCACAATATCTTGTTTTGAAACTTCAGTAATTTGACCAGATTCAGTCTTAATCTTGACCATTTCATTACCAAATAAATCAGTAAATGTTTCAAGAATTACACAAGTTTCTTTCGTTTCTTTAATCACATATTTACTCATAATTACTCCATTTTCTTTATACCTTCGTCATCGGTATAGTATATATCACTAAAAACTTCACGACACCAAGGTGTACATAAGTCGCAAGGTTTAGACATGCGAAGTTGTCTAAATCTATTATAGCGAACATTCACTAGAGTCAATTTTAATCCACGATAATTGTGTGGAATTTTGCGATAGGCATCAAGTTCAGAATGCATCTCTTCGTATGCATATCCAATTTCTTTTGCCTTTGGATGTGTTTTGAAACAATTACGACCAATTGAAATCAATCGTTTCTTATGAAAGATAAGAGAAAGATGCTTCTTCTGTCTAGGAATTTCAAGACAAAGAGGATAAGCAAAATTCAAAATATTTTCAATGTTCATAAAAAGAAAGGAGCGATTTTACTCGCTCCTTTCCAAAGTTGATAACTTAGTTATCAGTTAGCGAGGCGATAACGGGTTCCATCCTTGCGGAATCCGTAGGTGCGCTTACCTGGGTGAGTATCGCGCATTACATAACGACCATTTTGATCGCTTGTAATTTCCCAATTACCATACTCTTCAACCATTTCACGTACATCACTGATGGTTGCACGGAGATTACGTACTCCGTAACGCTTACGAGCAGTTTCGGCAGTGATGCCCCAACCACGTGCAAGATGATTCATAACCTGACGCTTCTTTGAAATTCGCTGTGTCTTCATACTAAAAATCCTCTGAGGTTGACCTTTGATAAAGTGAACTTTGTCGGTCATTCGCTGTTCACTTGGCAACACCCGTTGCCTTGATGTGATTATTATATCAGATGCTGTGTCTTTGTCAATGCCTTTGACAAGAAACTAAAAGTTTTTAAATTTTATCTTCTGGTTTTTGTTTTCTATACTTAAGTTTCCAAAGCGCATCTGTAATTGTTGT